TACAAAGCGCATCTGGTGTAGTAAATAGCAGCATAGGCGCATCTTCGATATGTGGCACTGGTGCATCGCAATCAGGTCTTAATTCTGCATTAGCAGGTGCGCGAAGTGCAATAAATGGTGCGATTGGTGGCGCACAGAATATTGTGTCAGTTGTTCAAAATATACCAAATCTTATATCGGCGCAGATAAATTCAACAGTTAATCAGCTAGGTAATGTATTAGGTGGTTTACCAACACCAACTGGTAATACACTTAGACAAGATATTGCAAATCTACTTAGATTAGTTAATGATCCTGTTGCATTTGCAGCACAGTATTTAAGAACACAGGGCCTATATCCAAATATAAATTTACAAAATCTATTACAACAGATTGCACAAGGTTCTGGTTTTTGTAGCTTGATATCAACTGCTGCCGGCGGATCATCAGTACCACCACCTTCTGGGCAGAATGCTAATCAATCGCCACCACGAGTCCCAGGCCCGCAAGTTCCTGGTCAAGTAAATTCTCCTAATTCAGGTGTTACATCACAAGTATTATCTGGTAATAATCCTACTCAAGCACAGAATACATTAGGTCAAATGAGATTTGTAGAATCTGCAAGATTAAATGTTCAACGATATAGACTTGAATTGGAACTTTCTCATTTAAGAACTAATGCTAATAGTGATCCTAATGAGATACAGAGAGTGCAATCTGAACTAGCTGATGTTCGTAGCCGTTTATCATCACTCAATATAGGTGGTTCTGGTTCCTGATAAATATGCCATAAACGGAGAGGTCTCATGTCAAGTGTAGTCAAAACGCCAGTATTCAGGGATCTAGACTTGAACATGAAAGTGCATCCTGTAACCGGTAAGCTAATCATTCGTAAGAATAATGATTCTGTCAAACAAGCCCTTAAATGCTTGATTTTGACAGACAGAGGTGAACGTCCTTTTCGTCCCGCGTTTGGTTCAGATATTAGACGTCAGCTATTTGATTTGATGGATCCTGGTATAGCAACAGGTATAGACCTAGATGTTAGACTTGCTGCGGCAAATTATGAAGAACGTGTTCAGATATTAAATGTTGCTGTTGATGGAGTACCTGAAGAAAATGGACTTCAGGTAAATATATCATTCAGGACTATAACTAATCAAACACCGTCTAATTTGGTTCTCTCATTGGAGGCCTTACGTTAATGGCCGCAAATACAGCTCTAACAGTAGCGGGTCTAGATTTTGATTCGATCCGTTTAAATCTGAGAAATTTTATTGCAGGTAGATCAGAATTTTCAGATTTTGATTTTGAAGATTCTGCGATTGGTACCTTGCTTGATCTATTAGCATATAACACATATTATATGTCGTTTTATGCTAATATGGCTGCAAATGAATCTTTCTTAGATACAGCTCAGATATATGACAATGTTGTATCAAGAGCTAAAATGATTGGATATCTTCCTAATTCTGCACGTGGTGCAACTGCCAATGTAAAGGTAACTTTTACCTCTGCTGTAGCTAATGCAAGCTTTCGTACTATAACTGTCGCAAAAAATACTAGATTTACAACCTTAGTAAATGGTGTATCTTATATTTTTGTCACACCTAAATCTTATTCTATAAAAGCTAATACTGCAAATAGGTTTAATGGTTATATTGATATAACTGAGGGAACTCCTCTTACCCATAGATATGCATTTACGACAGCTAATACATCATTTGTTTTACCTAATGCAAATACGGATATATCAAGCATATCAGTTGACGTAACCACTGGTGGTAATACACAGACATACATACAAGCGACTGATTTAACAACAGTCAATTCATCATCAAAAGTCTTTTTCATTGAGCCTGATAAAAATAAGCTCTATAAAGTCGGATTTGGTGACAATGTTTTAGGAACTAGACCAGCATATAACAGCACTGTATTAATTTCATATCGTGTATGTAATGGTGTCAGGCCTAATGGTGCGAATAATTTTACTGCTTCTGGTACTGTTGGTGGGCAGTCATCATTTACGTTATCAACAATAGAAAGAGCAATTGGTGGCGCTGATGTAGAAACAACGGATTCCATCAGATTTAATGCTCCTAGATTATATGAAACTCAAGGTAGAGCTGTTACTTCTGAAGATTATCGACGCATCATTTTACAGAACAATCCGGATATATCTGGCGTCAATGTATGGGGTGGTGAAGAAAATTCACCACCAGTTTATGGTAAAGTATATGCATCGCTTACAGCTAAACAAGGTACTCTGATTTCTACTAGACGCAAAAATCAGATTAAAGCTGACATGCGTAAATACAACGTTCAGACTATAGATATGGAAATAGTGGATCCAACATATCTTTATATTAATCCAGTTATCACTGTAAGATATGATCCATTAAAGACTACCTTATCAGCCTCTGAAATTGGTGATGCTGTTGCAAATAAAATCATTCAATATGAATCAACATATTTGAATAGATTTGAAGGCAAATTTAGGTATTCTAGATTCTTAGATATTCTAGATTCGGCTAGCACATCTATCGAATCGACCACTGCTGATATTTCTGTGCAGAAAAGATTTATACCATCTTTGACTGGCGAAAATACTTACACATTGACTTTTAATAGGCCTATATTCCATCCAAATGACGGATATGTTTCTGCTGTAAGCTCAAATGCATTTGGCTATTCTGGGGAGCAGTGTTATTTTGACGATGACGGTTTTGGTAATATTCGAATTTATTTTTTAAGAAACGCCCAAAAGAATTTTGTGGTCGACAATATAGGATCTATAGATTACAATACTGGGAAAATAGTTCTTAATTCATTTAGACCACAATCATTAAATGGTGAGATTAATCTGTCGGTCAAGATTGCTGATTATAATGTGTATCCTATACGAAATCAGATACTACTAATAAGCAATTCTAGGGTTAAAGTATTAAATGACAATACTGGTAGAGAGGAATCTTTGATTGATCCAATCAACACGATTGGTACAACTACTACACTTAGCTCAACCTCTATCACTTTTGTGACTTCTTTCTAAAATGAATATATCCGGCGCTGAAGAAATCTTTAAGAAGATATCACCTCTAATAGAGGCGCAATTTCCTGCGTTCATTAGAGAAGAAGGCCCTAAATTTGTTTCTTTTTTAAAAGCTTATTATGAATTTCTAGAGCAATCAGGAAACGTAGTCACAACAGGTAGAAGTCTTATAGAATATCAAGATATTGATAGAACTATAGATTCATTTCTTGATTATTTTCGTAAAGAGTTTATGTTAAACATCCCAAAGGATGTATTAGCGGATCAACGACTTCTTACTAAACATATTCGCCAATTCTATAGAACCAGAGGTTCTGAATTTTCTTACAGGTTTTTATTTCGTGCGCTTTTCAATAAAGAAATTGATTTATATTATCCTGGTGATTATATTCTTAGAGCATCAGATGGGCGTTGGGCAAAAGAAACCCTGCTTAGGGTAGGTCGTCCATTTAGTGCATTACCTACTGTTTTTGAGGGTCGTAATTTAATTGGCCTTACATCTGGAGCTAGAGCAAAGGTTCAAGGTGTATCACAAGTAAATGTATTAGGTATTGATCTATATGAATTGATCATAGAAAATGTAGTTGGGCTTTTTGAAAATGATGAAATTGTCCAAGATAACTTAGGAAATACTGCTCGTATTCAATCACAATTTGGGTCAATAGTAAAAGCTGGTGTTTTAGATGGTGGTGCTTATCACACTGCAGGTGATAGTATAACCATAACGTCAGGGGTTGCTATTGCCACTGGTAGAGTTGTATCTACAGCCCCAACCGGAGGTGCTATTACATTTAGAATTACAAGAGGTGGTAGTGGTTATAGACTTGGTAATACTAGCATAATAAATGTTATTGGTGGAAGCGGCAATGGCGCATCAGCTATTGTTTCTTCACTTTCAAATACATCAACATTATCATTAAATAATGATTTAATTGGATCTGTTCGTAATGTCGTGTTATCTACCGGAGCTACTTTTGCTTCATTAGGTACTAATAGTACTGCATTATCGGCTAATCTTGCTATTGCAAATATTTCATCTCAGCTTGCTACAGCATTAAATTTTACAAATTCTATTGTGGGTTCTATAAATTCAATAACACTAACATCAGTTGGTCGCGGATATCAAACTTCTTTACCAACGGTTGTTGTTATTGATCAAGAAATATATGATAGAGCTATACCCGGACAAAATAATCTTTTCCAAGGTGGTGATGCTTTAATAGTCGCTGAAAATGCACCCGGAACAATCGATGCAGTTTCAATAATCGCATCAGACGCATCATTTGATAGATTTTCTACAGCATCATTGACTAATGTTAGAGGTACTGCGCTCACTCCATCATCTTATACTGATTTGGCAGGTATAACTCGTTATACATTACGTGCTAATACCTATAATGGTGTAATTTCTCCAGAAGTATCCGGTGTTATAACTTTACCAGGCCGCTATACTGATACTAAAGGCTTTATAAGCTGGAACAACAAATTACAAGATAACAATTTTTATCAAGAATATTCTTATGTGTTAAGAATAACAGAAACCATAAACAAATATCGTGATGTTGTCAAGCGTGTATTGCATCCTGCTGGCACTAAGATGTTTGGTGAATTTCAAACCATCTCTAGCTTGCCTCATGCTGGGCACAATATTGTTAGAACTGATGCTGATACCGCTACACGCATGGTTATATTTGCCAATAATCTAAGCAGACTATCAACTAATACTCATTTCAATATTGGTACTCAAGAATTGAATGTTAGTGGTGTTGAATTTAGTCCATCTGGTCGAAAGATGTATATTGTTGGTATAACAAATGATAGAGTATATCAGTATAATTTAACTGCACCTTTTGATATAACTACTGCGGCTTATGCATCAAAAAGTTTTTCCGTAGCAAATACAACAGCAAAAACTTCTGATTACGGTGATATTAATCCAACAGGTATTAGATTTAAACCTGATGGTAGTCGAATGTATGTCATTGGAAATACCAGAGATAACATAACTCAATATGATCTTGGTACCGCATGGGATGTGTCAACTGCTTATGTCGTATTAGACAAATTTTTAACCCATGCGGGTGATACGATAACGACAGAATCGGGTGATGCTCTTGGTGATTTCTCGACAACAACTACAGATTTGTCACTTACAGAGCTTGATACTGGAAATCAAGGATTTGCATTTAAGCCTGATGGATACAAATTATTTGTTGTTGGTGAGGGTGATAGAAAGATAGTTGAGTGCCAATTATCATCCGCTTGGGATGTTAGAACGGCCTCGATATTATATGATAATATATTATTTGAAAATAATGATGTATGTGTGATGGAAGATACACAACATCTAGTGCTTGAAAGCAGTATTTTCTTTTACATAGGAAATCAAGATTTAAATCCAAATGATGTCCAGTTTAATATTGAGGGGACTCAGATGTTTATCTCTGGGTCAAATAGTGATAGAATCTATGGATTTGCATTATCTGAGGCATGGAATGTAGAAACAGCGGTATATCTGAATCAATATATTGCCACTGTAGGTACTTCTCCAACAGGTATTACATTTAATCCTGATCAGACTAAACTATTTGTATGCGATTCTGTGCAGGATAGAATTGATATGTTCCAACATAATCCAAGAATATTGAATCAAGACCAATCAGCATTATTGACACAATCTTCAGAGTTTGTGATACAGGAATAAATAGCCTGCACAGAAAGGTGATCGGATAGATGCCAGGTACCACAACGTCAAATTTTAGCATTAATACAGCTGAACAGTTTCATGAGTCATTCAATGAAGCTGCTCCTACTCTCATGTACATGTTTGTAGGTAGAACAGTTCCGTTTGCTAATGATGCATCTCCTCCGGCCGTATCAAATGATGTCTTTAATACATCATATGAAGTCTATAGAGATATGGTTACCTTAAAAAGGGTCAATTATACAGATGTATCACATGTAATATCAAGATATAATTGGACCACTGGAACGGTTTATACACAATATACTGATACCAATGAAAATTTGTTTAATTCTCAGTATTATGTTTTATCATCGGATAACAATGTATACAAATGTATCGATAATAATAGAGGTGCAGCATCTACTGTTGAACCTGCAGGTATTGGCACCTCAATAATAAGCACCGCTGATGGTTATCGGTGGAAATTCATGTATAACGTGACGTCAGCCGATGCTCAAAGATTTTTAACATCAACAAATATACCTGTGAAGGATCTTACTGCAAATAATGGTTCGGCTCAATGGGTTGTTATGCAGGCCGCATCAAATGGTGCTATTGATCATGTTGTCATAAGTGCAAATGGTGCTGGATACTTGTCATTAAGTAATAATTTTCTTCAGGTAACCAATAGTACGTCATTTAGACTTGGTGCTGAGGCCAGCTCGGTTGATGGTATTTACAATTATTCGACGGTGTATGTATCATCAGGACTGGGCGCCGGCCAATTACGTAGAATAGTAAGATATATTGGTATTACCAAAACCGTAATAGTAAATAATGCATTTACCATAACACCAAATACTACATCAACTTATTTAATAGGTCCTAATGTAGTTATAAGAGGTGATAGTGGTGCCACTATTGCACAAAGAGCTACGGCTTATGTTTCAAATTGTGTGGCAGGTCAAGTAAGAAAAATTACTATGATAACCCCAGGCCGTAATTATTCTACAGCTAATGCAGTTATAATCGCTAATTCTTCACACGGCTCAGGTGCTGTAATACAACCAATACTATCTCCACCAGGTGGCCATGGAAAAAACGCAAGAAATGAATTAGGTGGTCGAAATATCATGATATCCGTTTCGATGGGTGTTAATGAGGCTAATTCATATCCATCAAATAATGATTTAAGAATGGTTGGATTGTTGCGTAATCCAAAACTTCGTTCTGGTCCTATGGCTAATTCTGTATTGATTGATCAAACATCTAGGGTATATGTGACTGGTGTATTAGGTGATTATCGTGAAGATGAAGTTATCACAGGATCTACTAGCGGTGCTAGAGGCAGATTGGTTTTATTTGCTAATACGAATACAGCCAGAACTCAAGGTATATTAAAATTAACGCGTGTATTTACTGGTGGTACTGGTGTATTTTTTACACCAGGAGAAACAGTGGTATCCAGTATTACTAATATAAATGCTATAGTTACATCATTTGATAAACCTGCAGTTAGAGAAGGCACCGGTGAAGTGATATACATAGAAAATAAGACTCCTATTACTCGCACTTCAGATCAAGTTGAAGATTATCGCTTTGTCGTGACTTTTTAAGAGGATAAAAACGAAAGATGTCATCTCTTGCTAACACAGTCACGATATCCACAAATCTAAATGTGGATCCGTATTATGATGATTTTAATGAATCTAAGAATTTTCATAGAATATTATTTCGCCCAGGGATGGCGGTGCAAGCTCGCGAGCTTACACAGATGCAATCAATTTTGCAAAATCAGATTGACCGTTTTGCTGAACATGTATTTAAAGAAGGTAGTGTTGTTCGTGGTTGCGAAATACAGTTAGATAATGCTATAACCTATCTTAAATTAAGAGATAAGGCCACAGATGGTACAACTGTAGTCAATGTATATTCTTTTTTGTTTGATAATATCACCGGATCTACTTCAGGTGTTAAGGCCAATGTTTTATATGTTAATGATGGTTCAGAAGCAAATACGCCTGATGTCAAGACATTATTTGTAAAATATACTGGAGCCAATGGTACAAATAGAACATTTGCCAATGGTGAAATTGTAATATCAGGTGATGGTTATACTGCAAATCTAGTATCAAGTAGTGCAACCGGTTATACTTCTGCTGTTCGTGTAGGGTATGGTGTCATTTATGCAAAAGACCATTTTATTCGCGTAGATGAACAGCTTTTAATTCTTGACAAATATTCAGCAAATTCTACCTATAGAGTTGGTTTTGAAATTGTTGAAACCGTAGTAAATGATACTCAAGATGAATCACTATTAGATCCAGCTTCAGGATCATATAACTATGCAGCACCTGGTGCCGCGCGTCTAAAATTAGAAGCTAAACTTGTTAAGAAATCTATACAGCTTTCATCTTCTAACAATTTTGCTGAGCTTATGGTTGTTAGAAATGGCATTATTCAAAATAAATCTGATAAACCTCAGTATGATTTGGTCAGAGATTATATGGCCAAACGCACATATGATGAGTCAGGTAATTATATTGTCAATGGATTGCAGCCGAGACTAAGAGAGCATCTGATAAGTGGCGATAACCAAGGTGTTTATACAACATCTGAGGGTGGTAGCTCTGATAGACTTGTGATTGAGATGTCTCCAGGCAAAGCCTATATTATGGGATATGATCATGAATTTTTAGTTAGTCATAAAGTAACCATAGACAAAGCTATTGATTACGCATCTGTTGAGCAGGTTTCAACTACTGCGGATTATGGTAATTATATTACCGTATTGAATATGTCAGGCCAATGGGATGTAAATGGGCAGAATCGTATAACTCTACGTGATGCGAAAATGAATTCCATCACGAATGGGGTATATTCTACAACAGCTTTGTCTGGTAATATAATTGGTTATGCGCGTGTTCGTGCTATAGAATATTCATCAGGTACACCAGGTCTACCATCTTGCGAATATAAAATTTATCTAACAGATATTCAGATGGAGCCCAGTAAATCATTTACCGAAGTTAAATCTATCGGATATGATACATCTGCTGCTGATGGTAAAGCTGATATAGTAGGAGCAGATGGTACAAATGCCGCTAC